AACGAGCTGACGAAGGAAGGCCGCGGCGACAAGCTGGCCGAAGACCTGCCGGTGTTCCCGGTGCGCCAGTGGCTGACGTACCTGGCCGACCTGCCGAAGCAGCGCGTGCTCGAGGTGATGGAGCAGTGCACCGAGCGCCTCACCGCCAACTGCGTGGCCGGCCGCGAGGACGCCGGCGCCGAGCGGATGCTGGCGAACTACAGCGCCGTGCTCACGGCCTGGCACCTGGTGTGCGACTTCGCCGAGCTGGACCTCTCCACCGGCGGCTTCATCGGCGACCTCACGGCCGAGATGAACAGCCACATCAAGGAGAGCGTGAACGAGCGCCAGCCCTGGGTGTGGATCGTGGAGAAGCTGCTGAGCGAGATCTCGCGCGGCACCTTCCGCTATCCGTTCGTCTTCGACGAGACCGAGGACGACGAGCCCTTCCTGGCCGTGCGCACCTCGCACGTGATGGACCACATCAGCAGCGAGAACAGCCTGCGCGAATTCTGGGATGCGCTGCCGGTGAAGAGCGACCGCGTGTTCAAGGGCCAGCTGAAGGCCGCTGGCGTGCTGGCCCTCGAAGACGTGGAACGGACCTGCCATGGCAAGCGCGTGGCGCACATGGTGGCCCTCTCATTGCCCGCGCTGGAGCAGTACGGGCTTTATGCAACCCGGCCGGTGAGCAGCGAACCGGCCTGACCTGACGACGAGGAAGAGACATGGACCCGAAGACCGAAACGACGACGACCGAGCGCCCCAGCATCGCCCGCCTGGCCAGCCAGCTCATGAAGGAGGCCGAGGCCCAGGGCGTGGTGGTGCGCCTCGAGCTGCGGCCGCGAGAGTCGGGCCGCTGGGGCATGGTGATGAACATCCAGCCCAAGGCCGATGCCGACGCCCGCGCCGCCGAAGCGATGCTCGACAGCCAGCTGATCGACTGGCTGGAGGTGCAGTGCCGCATGGGCGTCGACCTGCGCGCCTGGTGCGCGCCCGGCCGCGGCGAGTTCCACCAGCTCACGCAGGACGACGAGACCATCGGCGAAGGCGCCACCCTGCGCGCTGCCATCAAAGACGCCATGGGAGTGCGCACGTGAGGGCCCTCAGCATCCGCCAGCCCTGGGCGTGGCTCATCGTGCAGGGCCACAAGCCGGTGGAGAACCGGGAGTGGACGACGCACTACCGCGGCCCGCTGCTCATCCACGCCAGCGCCACGGTGGCCAAGCGCGACTACGAGCTGACGGCGGCCATGGTCGACGAGGAGTTCGGCATCACCGTGCCGAAGCTCGAGGTGATCGAGCGCGGCGGCGTGGTGGGCCTGGCCACGCTGGCCGACTGCGTGCAGGAGATGGACAACCCCTGGTTCACCGGCCCCTGCGGCTTCGTGCTGACCGGTGCCAAGCCCCTGCCCTTCCTGCCCTGGAAAGGTGGCCTGGGCTACTTCCACGTGCCCGCCGCTGCGCTGGGCCTGCCGGCCGAGGTGATGCCATGAAGCCGCCGGTGACGATCGACCCGCCGGTGCCGTTCACCTTCGACGAGCGCCGCGGCACGGTGAAGCTGCTGCAGGACCTGCCCTTGGGCACCGTCCTCCGCATCAACTACGAGTTCAAGGGCCGCCGCAAGCGGCGCGCTGCAGCGCGAGCCGCGAACCTGCCGCGCCCGCCCATCCGCCTGGCCAGCCACCCGGTGGAGGCGGTGGAGCGCATCCAGATCGACGGCGCGCCCGCCGGCCTGCAGATGCTGCGCCAGGGCGTGAGCTGGGAAGAGACCGACCTCAGCCTGGCCGAGATGGCCGAGGACCTCAAGGCCAAGGCCGACAGCGCCCGCCAGTGCGCCCAGAAGGCCCGCGACTGCGGCGACATCGTGCGCTGGCGCCGCCTGAGCGACGTGGCGCGCTCGTACAGCGTGGCGCTGCTGCTCCTGGGCACCGTGCGATCGGTGAAGTGACATGCAGCGCACGCAACACCCATCGAACAACCAGGTGCTCGGTGCACCGGCCGGCTGGGACCAGAGCGCCCTGCCCTGTGACGCGCTGCCCATCACCCGCACCACCGTGGACGGCGTGGACGTGATGTGCAGCTTCTGGCGGCCCGACCCCGCCGAGCTCGCCGCCCTGCAGGCCGGCGGCCTGGTGGTGCTGCAGGTGCTGGGCAAGGGCCATCCGCCGGTGGCGGTGGGCGTGGTGGCGGAATGAGCCACGCCGCCACCCACCTGCACCGCTGCGGCAAGTGCGGCGAGCTGTACAGCACCGCCCTCCCTGGCTGCCGCTGGTTCAACCGCAAGGCCAAGCCGCGCTACGTGCACCCGGGCTGCGAGCAGCCCGCCAAGGACTGGAAGCCGGCCGCGCCGGCCAACCCGAAAGACCCGCGATGAAAACCATCACCAAGACCTTCTTCTGCCTCTTCGGCGCCATCGGTGGCGGCGCCCTGGGCTTCAAGGACTCCCGCGTCAGCGTGGCCGGCATGAACGGCCAGTGGGAGTGCCTGGGCAGCGTCGACGTTGACGCCGCCGCCAACCGCGACTTCCACCGCCTGGTGGGCAGCCGCGCCACCACGATGGACCTGATGGACCGCGAGCAGTACCTCGCCTTCCACGGCCACCCGCCGCCCGCCGACTGGCGCGAGGCCACGCCGGCCGACATCTGCGCCGCGGCGCAGCACCGGCGGCCGAACGCCGTGTTCCTGAGCGCGCCCTGCAAGGGCTTCAGCGGCCTGCTCTCCCAGGCCAAGAGCCTGACCGCGAAGTACCAGGCGCTCAACCGCCTGACGCTGCGCGGCATCTGGCTCACGCTGGAGGCCTGGGCCGACGACCCGCCCGAGCTGCTGCTCTTCGAGAACGTGCCGCGCCTGGCCACCCGTGGCCGCGTGCTGCTCGACCAGATCAGCGCCATGCTCCGCGCCTACGGCTACGCCGTGGCCGAGACCACGCACGACTGCGGCGAGCTGGGCGGCCTGGCGCAGAGCCGCAAGCGCTTCCTGCTGGTGGCACGCCACATCGCCAAGGTGCCCAACCTGCTGTACGAGCCGCGCCGCCAGCCGCTGCGCGCCGTCGGCGAGGTGCTGGGCCGGATGCCGCTGCCGGGCGACCTGGCCGCCGGCCCGATGCACCGCGTGCCCTCCCTGGCCTGGAAGACCTGGGTGCGCCTGGCGTTCGTGGAGGCCGGCAGCGACTGGCGCAGCCTGAACCGGCTGGCGGTGCAGGACGGGGCGCTGCGGGACTACCTCATCGTGCCGACGATGTTCCGCGGCGGCCTGGGCGTGCGGCATTGGGACGAGGCCGCCGGCGCGGTGGCTGGTGAGACGCTGCCCCTGAACGGCGCCTTCAGCGTGGCCGACCCGCGCTTCGAGGCCTCCGCCCGCTGGCATGACGGCCAGGCCTACGGCGTGCGCCGCTGGGACGAGACCACCGGCACCGTGGCCGGCCAGCAGACGCCGGGCCAGGGCGCCTACTCGGTGGCCGACCCGCGCTGCCAGACGGTGAAGCACAACAACTGCTTCCGCGTGGTGCGCTGGGCCGGGCCGAGCGGCACCGTGACCGGCGGTGGCCACCCGAGCGCCGGCGGCCAGTGCGTGGCCGACCCGCGCCCGAGCGGCGAGCTCTTCGGGAAGTACGCCGTGACGGACTGGGCCGACGCCGCCGGCACCGTGATCAGCGGCAGCACCACCGGCCAGGGCGCCTTTGCCGTGGCCGACCCTCGCAGCGGCATGGCCGCCGACCGCCAGGCCTACCTGACCGGCGGGCACTACGGCGTGGTGCCCTGGAGCCAGCCCAGCGGCGCGGTGAGCGCGGCCGCGTGCCATGACAACGGCCGCTGGAGCGTGGCCGACCCGCGCCTGCCCGAGGCCGGCGACCACCTGGTGGCCGTGATCCGCGCCGAGGACGGCACCTGGCACCGCCCCTTCACCACGCTGGAGCTCGCCGCCCTTCAGAGCCTCTTCGACCCCGAAGACCCGGAGGAGGCTGCCGCCTTCGGCCTGGACGGCACCAGCGACCAGGCCTGGCGCGAGCGCATCGGCAACGCGGTGCCCCGCAAGTCGGCGCGCTACATGGCCGACGAGTTCCTGCGCACCCTGCTGCTGGCCGACGCCGGCGAGACCTTCCAGCTGAGCGCAGCGCCGGTGTGGGTGCGGCCCGTGGCGGCGGCGCTGATGCTGGGCACGGGAGCGGTGGCATGAAGGAACGCCCCATCATTTTCCGCGCCGACAGCGTGCGCGCCATCCTGGACGGCCGCAAGACGCAGACCCGCCGCCTGGTGAAGGGCGCGCCGCTCGAGTGGATCCAGGTACATGGCTTCGCGCCCGAGTTCGTGGCGCATCCGGAGAACGACAGCTGCCGCTACGGCAAGACCGGCGACCGCCTTTGGGTGCGCGAGCGCTTCCAGCGCATCGACGGCCAGACCCAGCCCTGGATCGAGACGGACTACGAGGCCACCTACAAGCGCGGCGACCGCCTCGGCGACCTGCTGGGCGACAAGAAGCAGTGGCAGCCGGCGATGTTCATGCCGCGCCATGCCAGCCGCATCCTGCTGACGATCACCGGCCTGCGGATCGAGCGGCTGCAGGAGATCAGCGAGGCCGACGCACGGGCCGAGGGCGCACCCTGCGTCGACGAGGTGAGCGGCCGCGAGGTGCTGTTCCCCGATCACGCGAAGTGCGGCACGTTCAAGCTCGGCTTCCAGTGCCTGTGGGAGAGCCATCACGGCCCCGACTCCTGGGCCGAGAGCCCTTATGTCTGGGTGATCAACTTCGAAAGGACCACGGCATGAGCCGCCGCCCCTACCCCAAGCGCGATCTGGCCGCGCTGATCCTGGCGGAGCTGCACCAGCCGCGCACGATCGGCGAGCTGAAGATGCAGTTCCCCGAGGACGCCACCCGCATCGCCTACACCGTCTACAACGCCGTCAAGCGCGGCGAGCTGCGCAACCTGCAGGAAGGTGGGCCGCGCGGCACCTCGGGCCTGTTCGTCCGCGCCGACGCACCGCCGGCGAAGCCCGCCGACACCAGCGAGGCAGCCGAAGTGCCCGACGACTTCGAGCGCCCGGTGGTGAAGCGCACCGTGCCCGCCACCGAGGCTGAGCCGCTGCCGCAGCTGGGCCCGCGCAGCGTGTTCGACCTGGCGCCTGCGCCCACCTTCGAGGAGGCAGCGTGATGCGCAACACCCGAGACCACATCGTGCGAGCCGGCCGCGATGCACCGCTGAAGAAGGTGCTGGCCGCCTGCAATGCCGACGCGGAGCGCATGCGCCGCGAGGCGCAGGCCAGAGCGAAGGCCGACCGGCCCGCGCCGGTGGCGGTGCCCAAGCAACCCGAGCAGGAGGAAGGCCATGTCTGAAGGCATCACCCTCACGCCACCCGTCACCACTGCCGATCACGAGCCGGCCGACAGCTACTTCATCAACGCCTTCGATGAGAAGGGCCACCGCCGCGGCTGGGCGCGCATCTTCGTCAAGCACGGCCAGCGCGCCCGGCACGATGGCGACCACGGCCCGGCCTTCTGGTGCTACGTCAGCGTGGTAAGCGATTTCGGTAACTTCGGCCACCTCTGGAGCCACTGTGGCTGTGAGCCGGTGCGCTTCCTTTCCGGGCTGTCGATGGACTACGCCATGGGCAAGCTGATGCACAGCGCCTCCGAAGACGTGACGGAGTACGACGGCGAAGCCACGGCCAGGCACATCCTGCGTGCCGTGATCGATGCGCGGCGCAAGCGCTACATCAGCCGCGATGAGGCGCAGGACCTGGCCTGCGCGATCGAAGAGGAGCGCTACGCCATTGAGCACGGCCGCGATGAGATGGTGAACGCCTGTCTCCGAATCGCACGAGACCATGACACCGCGCTCGAGCGGGCCAGCCTGGACGCTGACTTCGGCGAGCCCTGGACCTTTGCCCAGGATCGCATCAACCCCCAGGCGCGAGACTTCTGGAAGTTCATCTGGCCGCCGTTCATCCAGGCGATGAAGGCCCGCGAACTTGAGCGGGAGGTGTGCCATGGCGCATGAACACCCCTTCGGCGTTACCGGCGCCCAAGCCCGCGCGATGGATGCGGTGTGCTCCACCGGCAGCCACAAGGCCGCAGCCAGGGCGCTGGGCATCACGCCCAAGACCGTGGAGGTGCACTGCGCGGCAGCCGGCGAGCGCATGCGCCTGCGCGGCGCCATCAGCCCCGAAACCGGAGCGCTCGGGAAATACCTCGCGTGGGATCGGCATCGCCGCAGCACTGCCAAGGAGACGGGCCATGGCTGAGACCATCACCCTTCAAGTCACCCCCATCGCCGAGCAGCTGCCCGACGCCGACACCGACGTGATCCTGTTCACCGCAGACCAGCCCGAAGGCTTCGTCGGCGCCTACATCGATCACGACGATGACAAGGGCCCGGTGTTCTGCGGCACGAACGGGGAGACCGTGGTGGGCGTTGTGGCTTGGAGCACGATGCCGCGGCGTGATGGCGACGGGATCTGAGCAATTGCAGTAGCCTGCGAGGCACGCTGGGCTTTGCGAAAGGAGGTGCGCGTGAAACGGTTTCTGGCCTTCAAGGGCGACGAGTGCTACCCGTGCCAAGGCATGGAAGACTTCGTTGGCGACTTCGACACGTTGGAATCTGCCGTCGATGCCTTGACGGTCACCCACAAGACGCAGACAGCATGGCGTGCCGATTCAATGTGGGCCGTGGTTTGGGACAGCGAGTGCCGTAGCGACGCTTGGGATCACCGAGCGCTTCCCGAATCCTGATTCAAGCGCTCAGCTGCCGCGCCGCGGCTGAGCACTACTTCTCCGGCGCCGAGCACCACACCGGCCACACGAAGCGGAAGGCGCTGCCTTCCTGGTGCTCGAAGATCACCTGGCCGTCGCCCACCGAGATGAACCGCGTGAAGCCGGCGTAGCCGCCCATGCGGTTCTTGCTGTTCACCTCGCCGCAGAGCGACACCATCTCGCCGTCCTCGCTGATGCTGAGGAACTCGCCTCGGTAGCGGGCGCTCGGCGCATCCACCAGCGCCTCCGCCAGCTGCGCCTTCAGCACGCGCTTCACCGCCGCTGCGTTGGGCTTCGCCGGCTTCTGGGCCTTCGACAGGCCGGGCACGGCCAGCAGTGCGGCAATGAGCAGGCAGGTGGTGGTGTGGTTCATCTCGCGTGTCTCCGTCGATCACCAAGAGGGCGGCATTCTGCCGGCGACCCTTATCCCCCTTAAGGGTGAGATGCCCGCCGGAAGCCACGCTGCCACCCACCTGCGTGGTGCACCAACCTAGGGGCCTGGGGGAGGATTTGCCTAACGCCACCATGCGACGGACAAAGGAGCGCAGGATGGCGATGGCTACAGCATCAAGGGAGTGACATGGACCGCGAACCACCGGACGCGCAGACGCCCGGCGAGTTGTTGGGAGACGTTGAAGCCAGCGTGGCTGGCGCACACACAGGCCTCGGTGGCGTGCTGGGCCTTCTGGCCGGCTGCCGGCCTGGGCACCGGCTGAGGGCGCGCGAGCTGCGCGCGCTGCTGCTGCCGGTGGCTGACCAGGTGGCGCAAGCCGCCCACGCGCTGCGCACCGCACGCCGCCGGCGCCTGCGCCGATGACGCCGTGCAGTGCTGCCAATGGCCGGCAGCCCTGCGTAGCCTTCGGGCACGATGCCGAAGGACTGGTCAGACGAACTGCGACAGGTCACCTTCCGGTGTGACGTGTGCCGTCACACCTGGAAGGGTGAGCCCGATCTGGTGGAGCCCGATCCGGAGCAGGCTCACCACCCGTTCAGGTACTTCGCCACTTGCACGCTGTGCGAGGCGAAGCACCAGCCCCAGGCCCCCTGGGAGCGGGCCCTCCTGAAGGCGCACCAGCACGCCACCGGCCCCCGCACCCCCGAAGGTGTGGCGGCCACGTCGGCCAACCTGGTGGGGCACCCCACGCCGGAGGAGGCGCTGCGCACGCGCTTCAATGGCATGAAGCACGGGCTCTCGGCCTCCGTTGCCACCTACTTCCCGGCCAAGCCCGGGAAGTACGCCTTCTGCCAGCAGTGCGACGTGGACCGCTACTGGTGCGCCGATCAGCCCTGCTGCGTGAAGCAGACGGAGCTGTTCATGCTGCACCACGCGGCCTTCGAGCAGCGCAACCCGGCGGTGTTGGCCAAGGTGCACGCCAACATGCACGCGGCCCTGGTGGCCAGCCTGCAGATGTGCCTGCAGGCGGTGCTGGCCGATGGCGTGGTGATCGCCACGCCGAAGGTGCAGATCCACGAGGGCCGCAGCGTCACGCTGAAGTACGTCGACCAGCACGGTGCAGAGCACGCGGTGATGGAGTACATGGCCAACCCTGCCTTCAAGCCCATCGCCGACCTGGTGACGCGCCTCGGCCTGAGCCTGGCCGACCTGGGCATGACGGTGAAGGCAGCCGCGGACGAGGAGAGCGAGCTGCGCGGCCGCCTGGCCGGCGCGGCGGTGGCCACCGAGGCGCTGCAGGACTTCAGCGCCCGCATGGCGGCCACGATGGAGAAGCTGCCGGGCATGCTGAAGGCCGCGCGCGAGGATGCCGAGAAGGACCCGGTGCTGCTCGAGCACCAAGCGGCGACCGGCGGTGGTGGTGGCGCTGGCGGTGGCGCATGAGGCAGAGCGCCGCTGACCGCGCCAAGGCCGGCTCGGTGGCCGAGGCGGAGATCATGCGCTTCGCCCGGCCCGACCCTCGCACCGGCCTGCGGCCGCACGCGCTGTGGCACAAGCACGTGCACAACGTGGTGCTCGACCCGGTGCAGCTGCTCAAGATGCAGGAGATGGACACCCACCGCAACACGGTGGACTTCTCGTGCCGGCGCACCGGCAAGACCTCGGTGAAGGAGATGTACAACCTGGAGCGCCTGGCGACCGAGGGCTACCAGGAGTGCGGCATCGTGGCGCCGCGGATGCAGCAGAGCCAGAACAACCTGGACTACATGCTGGAGGCCATCCGCCGCAGCCCGATGCTTTCTGCCTTCGTGGCCTACAAGCAGGGCCGCCCGCAGCTGAAGGACACGGGCTTCGAGTTCTCGAACCACTCCAAGGCGAGCGCCTACGGGATCATGAGTCAGATCGACGGTGACTCCATCACCATCGCCTCGCTCGAAGAGACCGACGACATGCCGCAGGACCGGCTCATGAGCCGCTTCCTCCCGATGCTGGGCGCGGCGCGGCGGCTGGGCGTGGATGCGGGCACGGCGAAGTTCAAACCGGAGATCCGCATCTGCGGCGTGTTCAAGGGCGCCGGCGTGCTGCAGCGCCTGCTCGACACCGGGGAGTACCACACGCTCACGACGGTGGACGTGCACCTGGGCCTGCACCTCGGCATCCTGGACCCGAGCTGGGCGCAGAGCATGCGCGTGCAGCTGCCGGCCGATGAGTACATCCGCCAGTTCCTGTGCCGCAACCTGCAGGCGCGCAACTGGGTCTGGGAAGAGCACATCCGCCGCTCGCTGGCCGTGGGCCTGGAAGCCGGCCTGCAGCGCGCGGGCCCGCTGCCGGGCGAGCGCTACAAGCGCCGCGGCCTGATCAGCTTCGGCTACGACCACACCGGCCACGGCGAGAACCCCGCGGCCTCGAAGAGCGCGCTGGTGGTGGCCGAGGTGCTGGGCAACTGGATCACCTTCCCGTTCGTGAAGAGCTGGGCGCCGGGCGTGAGTGACCAGACCATGCGCCGCGACCTGGTGGCGCTGTGGGACTACTTCCGCCCGGACTACGCCATCGGTGACGCCTACGGCGTGGGCATGCTGACGGCCGTCAATGACGACCTGTTCTCCCAGGGCCTGACGCACATCAACCGCGAGCTGGTGGCCGATGGCCAGAGCACGGCCACGGCGTGGAACCAGTGGGCCTTCGCGCCGATGCGCTTCGAGGGCATGACGAAGCACGTGATGGCCAGCGCGGTGCGCGAGGCCTTCCACCACGGCCGCGCGGCCGCGCCCTACGTGGACACCGGCTGGGACGGCGAAGACCCCGACTGGCTGGCCTGGGTGCGGCAGATGGGGAACATGAAGGCCGAGGCCACGCGGGCCAGCTACTCGAGCTTCAAGATGGCCGATCACAAGATCGGTGATGACTACTTCGACGCCACCTGCGCCGCGGTGTACGCGCTGCTGACGCGCGGGCTGGAAGACGCGCCCGCGGTGGTGCAGGCCCGCAAGGTGACACGAGAGGCCCTGCTGGGCGGAGGCGGCGGCGCACTGGCGCTGCCGCACTGATGGAGATGGCGATGAGCTACTGGAAGAGCCTGGCCGCGGCGAGCGGCAACCTGGCGCGCGTGGCGCTGGCCCCGTTGTTCAGCCGCCCGGCGGGCGAGCTGGGCGCGCGCGTGCCGGCGGACGTGGCGATGCGCCGCTACTACCGGCAGTTCGCCACCACCACGGAGCTGCGCGAGAAGATCCTGCTGCTGCGCGAGATGGAGACGAAGGACGGCCGGGTGAAGCGCATCCACGGCCGCATCTGCCGGGACGCGGTGAACCGCGGCCTGGTGATGCAGTTCGGCGAGCAGGCCTCGAGCGAGACGCTGCGCCGCGAGTGGCTGGACTTCGAGCGCCGGCTGCACCTGAACCGCGAGCAGAAGCTGCGCAGCGACTGCCGCGCGCTGGTGGCCGAGGGCAACCTGCCGCTGCAGCTGGTGTTCGACGACGCCATGCGGGTGGTGGCGGCGGTGCGCATGCCGGCCGAGACCATCGTGCCGATCGTGGACGACTCGGGCCGCTTCAAGAACCCGGCCACCGCCTACGAGCAGCGCAACGTGCTGACCGGCGAGGTGATGGCGACGTGGGCCGCCTACCAGCTACAGCTCGGCCGCTTCGACCCGCTGAGCTATGACGACCTGGGCGAGATGGGCCGCCCCTTCCTGGACGCCTGCGTGGACACCTGGCGCAAGCTGGTGATGACGGAGGAAGACATGGTGATCCGCCGGCGGCAGCGCGCACCGCTGCGGCTGAGCCATGTGCTCAAGGGCGCGACGACTGAAGAGCTGGAGACCTACCGGAAGCAGGTGGAGGGCGAGAAGTTCGAGATCTCGACCGACTTCTACTCGAACCGCGAGGGCTCGGTGAGCGCCGTGCAGGGCGATGCCAAGCTGGGCGAGATCGAAGACGTGGTGCACCTGCTGGACAGCTTCTTCGCCGGCACACCCACGCCCAAGGGCCTGTTCGGCTACGTCGACGGCCTGGCGCGTGACGTGCTCGAGGACCTGAAGCGCGACTACTACGACGAGGTGGACCACCTGCAGGACACCCAGGCCGATGAGTACGACGCGGCGTTCCGGATCCACCTGCTCTTCAAGGGCATCGTGGCCGGGCCCGAGGAGTTCACCTTGCGCTTCGCCGAGCGCCGCACCGAGACGGCCAACCAGGTGGCCGACCTGGGCCTGAAGCTGCAGGCGCTGGGCCTGCCGCCGCCGCTGGTGTGGGCCGAGATGGGCTACGACCCGCGCGCCATCAAGGAGGCCGTGGAGGCCTGGCAGGCGGAAAACGACCCGTACCCCCTGCCCGCCCTGCCTGCCGGCCCCGGCGGTACCGGCGCGCCTACCAACCGCGTGGCCGTGACGCCGGGCAACGCGCCCAAGGGCGAGAGCGCCACCTCGATCAGCGTTGCAGGCACCAACCACGGCCGAGGGCGCGCCTGATGGCTGACCAGGTGGCAGCGGCCATCCGCCGCGCCAGCCAGGCCGCGCGCAACCAGATGCGCGCGCTGGACGCCGAGGCGGCGGGCGAGCTGGAGCGCATCTACAGCGCCGCGGCCGAGCAGGTGCGCGGCGCGATCGCGCGCGCCGCCGGCGCCGGCCAGCGGGTGCAGGTGGCGCAGCTGCGCGAGCTGCTGGCCACGATCGAGGCGGTGCTGTCTGACCTGACCGTCGAGCGCGAAGCGCTGGTGGAGCAGGCCATGCGCCAGGCGGCCGAGCTGGGCGTGCGCCCGCTGACGACCGCCGGCATCGCCGCCACCGGCCGCACCGTGGCGCCCGTGGTGGCCGATGGCGCGGCCCTGCAGGTGGTGGACGCGGCGGTGGCCTTCGTCCGCGCCTTCCGGGCGGAGGATGGCCTGGTGCTGAGCGACCGGCTGTGGCGCCTGGACCGTGGCGCCCGCGAGGCCGTGGGCCGCGCCGTGGAGCAGGCCGTGGTGCGCGGCTGGAGCGCCGACAAGGCGGCCGCCGAGCTGATCATGCGCGGCCAGCCCGTGCCGGCCGCCACCGCGGCCGCGCAGGCCGGCGCCGAGGTGGGCCAGGTGCTGCGCGCCGCCGACCTGCTGAAGGCCCCAGGCGGCCCGCAGGATGCCGCGCTGCGGGTGATGCGCACCGAGATCAACCGGGCCCACGGCGAGGCCTACGCCGCCGGCGCCGAGGGCGCGCCGGGCTTCGTCGGCTTCCGCTTCCTGCTGAGCCCCCGGCACCCCAAGCCCGACATCTGCGACCTGCTGGCCAGCCAGAACCTGCACGGCCTGGGCCAGGGCGTCTACCCGACCCGCAAGGCCACGCCGTGGCCGGCGCACCCCAACACGCTGAGCTTCATCGTGGCGGTGTTCGAGGACGAGGTGACGCCCGAAGACCGCGCCGGCCAGGAGACGCCCAACGAGGCGCTGGCCCGCATGGCGCCCGAGCTGCGCGCCGGCGTGCTGGGCCCGACCAAGGCCACGTACTTCGACCAGGGCCTGCTGACGCGCGGAATGCTGCGCAGCCGGGTGCGTGACGTCCAGGCGCGGCTGACGCGGCAGGGGCGGATCTGAGCGCGGCGCTTGACAGGGCGAGCCATAACGACTACATTACTGAACATGGGCAGCAGCAACGCAGCCCACCGACGCCCGGCGGCTCCGGGATCTCCGAGGAGATGCACATGGTCAGCTTCCAGTACCCCGAAGGCGCCGAGCAATTCGACGCCGCAGCCTTCCACCAGGACGGCACCCTCATCAAGACGGGCCACCGCGAAGAGTGCGAGCAAGCGGCGATCGACGCCCGCGGCCTCTACTGCCTGTGGATCGACGGCCACCCGGTCATCAAGGTCGACTTCGAAAACCTCGACGAGTGACCGGCAAGCACAACAACTGGCACCGCGCCTGGTCGAGAGACCAGGCCGGCCACCTCGTGCACACCAGCGGCCTGCGCGTGCTGGTGCAGCCGGCGGACGATGGCGCCATTGACCTGGAGGCCGAGGAAGCCAGCCTCGCCATCTTCCAGGCCAAAGAAGGCTCACGCGGCGTGCCGCTGCACGATCTGGCGGCCCGCCTGCAGCGCCTGCTGCGCGAAGCCGCTGAGTGGCACCAACGGAACCCGTAGCCATGGCTCGCACGCAGTCCGCAGAGACCAGCCGCGGCGTGGACCTGATCCGCGCCAGGCTGGCCGCCGGCCAGCCGCCCGAGCTGCGCGCTACGGCCGCCCAGCTCGGCATCGAGGCCATGACGCTCAGCCGCGCCTGCAAGCGCGCCGGCCTGGTGCTGCCTCGCGGACGCCCTGCTCGCCAGTCGGCCTGACGCTGCGCCCGTAGCAGGCCGCCCGCGCGCCGCCAGGCGCGCGTCGTCCATCTGCCTGGGGCGCGGTTCCCCGCGCCCCTCCCACTGCGCAGCAGCGGCGTCCGGGCCCTGCCTGCCCCTCCCCGCACCCCACCGACTGAAAGCGGGCCCGCCTCAGGGCTAACCCTAAAGAGGGGAGGCTGGCCCGATAGTTTTTCCCAAAAACCCGGCACAGGCAGCGCCCACAACCCGTGGAACCGTGGATACCCCACGCCTAACTCATTGATTTACTAAGCGGCGCGGCCTGGAAATACGCAGTGGCTTTCCACGGGTCGGGTTTCTTTTTCCACGGGTCGGGTTTATTTCTCCACATCGGCGGTTTTCCAGCCCGCGCCGTCAATCACTACATTTTTCTCTCATTTACCTAGGAGAGAGAGAGGAAAGAGCAGCGAAATCGAGCGAAACCGCCCTCCACGGGTTGAGAAGAATGTAAGCAACAGTAACCACGGGTCCGCACTGCGTTCCACGGGTTTTCCGTGGACGACGAATCGCGCTAAGTCGCTGTCAGGGCGAGATATTTCCGGTTTGCGTTGCCATATCCACGGATCCACGGAGAAAATGCCCCTACCCCCCTGCGATGGCGCCCTTCCTGACGTGACGACGACCCCCACCGACCAGGCCGACCGCGAGCTGATCGACGGCTACCTTGCCCACCTCGGCGCCGCCCGTGGGCGCCGGCCGCGCACGCTGGAGGCCTACCGCATGGCCCTCGAGCGGCTGCGCACCTACCTGCAGGGCAAGCCGCTGCAGCTGGCTGACCAGGCCGAGCTGGAGGGCTTCGCCGGCCTGTGGCTGCACAAGCAAGGCGTGGTGGCCCGCAGCCGCAAGCCCTACATCAGCGCCACGCGCGGCTTCTTCGCCTGGCTGCAGCGCACCGGCCGTGTGGCCGCCAACCCGGCGCTGCAGCTGCAGCACCCGAAGGCCGGCAGCCCGCTGCCGCGCGCCATGAGCCTGGCCAGCGCCGAGCGGCTGATGTGGGCGCCCGACCTGAACACGTTCGTGGGCCTGCGTGACGCGGCCATGCTCTCCCTGCTGATGTGCGGCCTGCGCGTCGGCGGCCTGGTGAGCCTCAACGAGGGCGACCTGCGCAATGAGGAGATCGACGGCAAGCCGCGGCTGGTGATCCGCGTCACCGAAAAAGGCGACAAGGAGCGCATGCTGCCTCTGCCGCGCGAGGCGGAGATGCTGCTGCGGATCTACCTCGATCACGAGGGCCTCAAGGGCGTGGACCGCACCATCCAGGATGCGCGTGGCCACGCCGACAAGGTGCTGTTCGTCAACGCGCGCAACACCCACGTGTCAGCCGCGGAGTACTGCGGCGAGGCGACCCGGATGCGCCGCTCGAGCGTGTGGAAGATGGTCCAGCGCTACGGCGAGCGGGCCCGAATCCCATCGTCCGAGCTGCACCCGCACGCCATGCGGCATCTGTTCGGCGTCGAGTTCGCCGAGGACGGCGTGGACACCATCACCCGCCAGAAGCTCATGGGTCACAGCGACCCGAAGTCGACCGAGATCTACAGCGCGATGAGCATGCGCCGCCTGGCCAAGGTGGTGGATGCCTCGGCACCGCTGGGCAAGATCAAGAGCCCGGTCTCCGAAGTCCTGCGCCGGCTGGGCTGATCCAGCGCGCTACGCCCCATGGCCACGCCCGCCCGTCCAGTATGCGCACACAACTCCTAGAGTGACACCATGCGAGACCGAGACACAGCTAGGAAACATCGGCAGCGTGGGGCGTTCCCGCGTGCCTTCCAAACCCTGTTACAACCCGGGCTAAATCGGATGGGTGACACAACCGCCCCTCCCCTGGCCACTGCGTGGAATGGTGAAGTGCGCAGTGCGGCGGGCCGGTGCTCCTGGGATGGAGGTGGCCTGTGAAGCGGGAAGTGCGCAGTGATGTGATCGACGACCGGACCCTGGACCTGTTCCCCGACGATCCCCGGCCCGTGGCACCGCCGCCGCCGGCCCCTGGCAAGGGGGTGGGGGCTCGGCAGGCGGCAGGCCGGCCTGGCCGGGGGGGAGGTGGGTACCTGAACGGACGCACCAGTCCAGAAGTTCAGGACGACCCTCGCCTGCGCGAGTTCGCCGAAATCGGCCTGTCGGCCACGTGGCTCCAGGTCGCCTCGCTGCTCGGCTACGACCAGTTCGTTGCGATGTGGCGCCTGCTCTCGCAGGACGAGTCGCTGCGCTCGATCCACAACCAGATCGTGGTGAAGCTCCGCCCCTTCGAGCGCTACGAGCGCTACCAGCGCAATCGCTACATCGAAACCCTCGTCCTCTCGGGCTTCTCGTATCGCGAGGTGGACATGATCCTTCGCAAGAAGCTCGGCGAGCGCCTGAGCGAGCGCCAGGGCCGCCGCCTGGTCGCTCGCGCGAAGGCCAAGGTCCGGGCTGGCATCGCCGGCGAGCCCGCGCTCATGGATGACGACGAGCCCGCGCCTCACCGATAACCCCTCCCCGCCCCCGACAGAATGACGACGCGATGAAGCGATGCGTGATCTACGCCCGCGTGAGCAGCGACGAGCAGGCCGAGCAGGGCCTCTCGGTGGACAGCCAGATCGAAGCGTGCAGGAGGAAGGCCGATGCCCTGGGCGCCGCTGTGCTGCAGGTCTACCGCGACGACGGCCGCTCAGGCCGCACCGACGCCCGCCCGGGCTTCCGCCAGGCGATCGACCATTGCAAGGCCACCTCGCCCGACTACCTGGTGGTGTGGAGCAGCTCGCGCTTCGCCCGCTCGGTGGTGGACGCTGCTCGCTACAAGGACGCCCTGCAGGGCCTGCGCACCCGCGTGGTGTACGCCAGCCAGGACATCAACATCTGGACCGACGAAGGCTGGCTCACCGACAGCATCCAGCAGATCTTCGATGAGCACACCAGCCGCACCATCGCGAAGGACACCAAGCGCAGCATGCTCAGCGCCGCGCGCTCGGGCTTCTTCATGGGTGGCCGCGTGCCCTACGGCTACCGGGCTGTGCCCGCGCCCGATGACCCTCGCCGGCGCCGCCTGCAGGTGGACGACGACGAAGCGGCCGTGGTGCGCGCCATCTTCCGCCACAGCGCCCAGGGCATCGGCGCCTTCGCCATCGCCCAGCTGCTCAACGACCAGGGCTTCACCCTCAAGGGCCGGCCCTGGACCAAGAACGCACTCCTGCACATGCTCAAGAGCGAGGTCTACATGGGACAGCTGATCTTCGGCCGCTTCGATCGCAAGCGCCGCACCGCCAGGCCGCGCGACGAGTGGGTGACGGTGGACAGCCACCCGGCCATCGTGGAGCCCGGGCTCTTCGACCAGGTGCAGCGCGGCCTGGACAAGCGCACGCCGGTGGAGAGCCGCGCGCCCGGCAACGCCGAGCACACCTTCGCCGGGATGATGCGGTGCGGCGCCTGCGGCGCGGCCCTGATGCTCACCAACGGCACCGGCCGCGGCGGCAAGGTCTACTACTACTACGCCTGCCGTAGCGACTTGCAGGGCCAGCGCTGCGCCTTCAAGCGCCTGCCGGCAGGCAAGTTCGACGCCTGGATGCTCGGCGAGCTGCTCGACCGCGTGCTGACCGAAGACAACGTGCGCGGCGTGCTGGCCAAGCTCGACGGCGCCGCCACCGACTGGGTGAAGGACCGCGCCGCGCGCCGCAACAAGCTCGTGCTCGAGCTGCGCACCGTGGAAGGCCGGCGCTCGAAGCTCTACGAGGTGATCGAGCTGCAGGGCAAGGATGCGCCCGGCATCAGCGAAATCGGGCCGCGCCTGCGCGAGCTCAATGCCCAGATCGAGCGCCTCGAGGCCAGCCTGGTGGACATCGAAGACGAACAGCCCCCGCTGGCCGGTGGCTTCGACATCTCCCCGGCCGAGGCGGCGGAGGTGATGCGCGAGATGGTCCAGAAATGCGAAAGCCCGCAGGCTTTGCGGGCTTTCATCGGATCCATCGTTCAACAGATCACTGTCAGCGGCACCGAGGTGGTGGTTGAGTACCACCCCGAGTGCTTGATTCGCTGCGAAGGTGCCATGGTTCATAGCACCCGAAATTGGCTCCCCGTTCCTTCCACGCGACGAACCACCGAGCGCCTGCGCCTGGCCCGCCCGTTCCTCCGCGCCGCCTGAGCACCGGCCGCCCGTAGGGCTGCAAATGGCAGCCTGAAACGCTTTCACTCCCTGGCTAGCTGAGGCAGTACGCCTCGAGGAGCGAGTGATGGCGAAAGTGTGGGTGGAGAACAAATCAAGCCAGGCGCAAGTCATTGGCGGCGAGCTGGTGGCGCCTGGTGAAGGCGCCTTCGTCGAGAACGGAGGCCCAGCCCCACGACGGCCGTCGTACTTCGTTCTTAGCGAGGGTCTGTCGCTGGCGTTGGCGGCTCAATTCAAGGTCACTCCTCCGACACGTGACAGCGACGGCATTGACATCGCCATCTCCATGTGTGTGGCTGCTGGTGGCGGCACGGTGGTGTATGAGCAGGCGCGCTACTCAGTCACGCGCAAGCACACGATGGCCTCTGGCGTGAGTCACGTTGGCGTGCCTTTGCGCATGACATTCGGAGCGTTGGACAACGTGCCGGATTTCTGGACGATTCCGGCAAGCGGAGCGCCAGGCACCATTCTCGATGTGGCGGCAGGCGTGACGGCGTTCGCTTGGAATGAAGTCGATTTGGGCGTCGTGCAGTCTCCGCTCATGGCCTATGCGCTGACGCAGTGCCACCTGTACGGCCTGGCCTTCAATGGTGGCCAGCGTGCAATCAAGATCGGCGCGACAAATGCGATGGGTTGCGAGGACGGCTCGATCGACATGATCTATGCCTACAACCAAACCTGCGACGACGGCGGCTATGCAATCGACATCCTGAACACCCAGTTTTTCAAGACCGGCCGCATTCGTGTCACCAACGACCAGGTGCAGGCTATTGGCGGCAACTACCGCTTCGGGTGCACGCTGCCGCAGGCTGTGCTTCTGACCGGTGACTCGGACATTGATACGGTCTTCTCGCGCTGCACCAGTAGGACGCGAAAAGGCGTGGTGCTGGAGGCGTCCAACCCTCTCACCGCATTGCTGAACAACGTCAAGATCAACCGCACACATGCATCGCGGTATACGACCTCGACGCCCGATACGGTCAACGTCACGGCCACCAGCGGTAACGCCAACTTCGGCGTGCCCAACGCTACGGAGTTCCAGCTTTGCCAGATCGGCATGCCGCTGCGGTTCCAGTCCACTGCGCCAGCGGGCTTCGACGCCAACATCACGTACTTCGTTGTCGCACGAAGCACAGGTAGCCAGACGATCCAGCTTGCCGAGGCGGACTATGCAGCGGCACTTACGCCGACGGCCAGCGCCAGCTATGCCATGTACTGCGGAGGCTTCCCGACCTTCATCGCTCGTGGCGGCGAGACCGGCAGCGCGGTGAAGAACTGCGACTTCGGAGCACTGGCGCTGGAGGTCACAGGCAACATCGGCATGATGATGCTCTCGAAGGTACGCAACTCCGTGGTGTTGATGGAGAACCCGTCAGCAAGCTTCACGGGGACCGGAATCATTGCGCGAGACGCTGAGACTGGCCTCAGCTACGGTGGCAGCGATCTCATCGGATTTGATGAGTCTGGGCTCATCGGCGGTCTGATGGGCGTCACGAACCTCGCCGCCGGTGACTATCAGCACACCGGCGGAAACATCACTCTGACGTCTGCGTGGAATGGCCGGCGCGTCCGCTACAGCGGCACCGCCGACATCACGATCACGATCCCGCGAAAGCTGCCTCCTGGCTTCGAGCTTGAGCTTGTGACGACTGGCGCGACTGGGATCGTCACGTTCTCTGCCGCCGCTGGCTTGGGTCTTTGGTCAAAAGCTGGCCTGCGCACCAATGGACAGTACGCAAAGGTGAAGCTCTCCAAGATCTCGACCGTCGGCTACCACCTGAGCGGAGACACCCAGGTCTGACACCTGCCCTCCCTGACGGTTTGAAATGTCATGCCACCCACGCGCAAAGTGCGTGGCATGAACAAGTTGTCTCCTCCTTGTCGTCAAGACCAGGGATTCGTGCCGCCCGGTGCTCAGCGTGCCGGGCGGCATATTTTTCTGTCGGGTGACGGCGGCGATGTTCCGCAGCGCGTGAGATTCCTCTCTCTGCCTGTGGCGCTGGCCGAAGGGGCGACGACTTCTTGGGTGACGGTGACCCGGACGGGCACTTTCACCGATCCTCGCTACGGCTCGTTCGACATCACGCCGGCCATGCTGGCGGAGATGGTGCGCAACTTCGATTCCCGCGTCCTGGGACAGGACGTGTTCATCGACGTGGCCCACAAGCCGAGCGACGGCGCTGCTGGCCGCGTCACGCGGCTGGCGGTGGAGAACGGGCGGCTGCGCGCCCTGGTGGAGTGGACGCCCTTCGGCGTCGACGCCATCAAGGGCCGCGGCTTCTCGTACCTCAGCGCGGAGTACCACGAGGCCTGGCGGGACAACGAAAAAGGTGATCCCCACGGCTGCGTGCTGCTCGGCGCTGGTCTCACCGTGCGACCCGTGATCAAGCACCTGGACAGGGTGCAGCTCAGCCGTGACGGCGGGGCCCAAGCGGACGACGACGAGGCCAAGTTGGCCATCCATCCCTCCTTGCCCAAACACCTGGAGCAACCGACCATGAATCCGCACCTGAAGGCCCTCCGTGAGAAGCTGCTGTCTCTCGGCCTCATCGAAACCCAGATCAAGCTGATCCTCGACGCCGCGCAGAAGGAGCTCGAAGCTGCCGGCAATGACGAGGCCAAGTGCCTCGCCATCAGCGCCACCTTCGAAGCCGCCGGCACCGCGCTGGTGACCCAGCTCAAGAGCCTGGCCGGTGGTGGCCAGCCCACCATCAACCTGCAGGTGGGCGGCGCCGGCCTGAGCACCGCCGACGTGAACCGCGAGGTGGCCCGCCTGCTGGCCGAGCGTGAAGCCGCCGCGGCGGCCGATGCCACCACGCTCGCCGCCAAGCGCAAGCTGCTGTCCGACACCGTGGCCGGCAGCAAGGCGCTGGCCGAGGAGCAGCGCACCGCCATCGTCGCCGAGCTGACGCCGCTGGTGACCAAGGAGCTGAGCGACGACCAGGTGAAGGCCATGGCCACCGTCTTCCTGGCCCAGGCCGAGAAGACCAGCGCCGCCGGCATGCTGGCCACGCTGGGCTATCGCCCGGCCTCGGGCTCGGTGCATCTGTCGGTGGACAGCACCAACCAGGTCAAGGCGCTGCAGGAGCACGTCGACAAGCGCCTGGGCATCTCCGGCGCCGCGGAGTCCGTCCGCTTCGAGCGCACCGGTGGCAAGCTGCTGGACGTGAACAAGGCCTTCGCCGAGAAGGCGCTGGCGCAGTTTGACGCCGAGAACGGCCACAAGCTGGCGCTCGAGCACAAGGCGCTGGCCGCGGGCGTGGGCGTGAGCAGCGACGTGGCCGTGCCCGCCATCTTCGAGCGCACGGTGCTGCGCGAGGCGCTCTACCAGCTGGTGGGCCTGGCCTTCGTCGACAGTGGCACCGCCGCCATGGCGCCGGTGATCCAGGTGCCCTACTCGTACCGCGACACCACCGCCACCGGCGTGAGCGGCGTGCGCACCTACGAGAACCAGGCCATCAAGCGCGCCGGCATCATCCAGACCTTCGACGAGGCCCGGCCGATCCCGCAGAAGCTGTCCTTCCGTCTCTCCAACGAGATGAAGTACCTGCTGCAGGCCGCGCCGATCGACTTCGACGGCATGGCCGAGAACGCCCGCAACGTGATCCGCATCGTGGGTGAGGACACGGACCAGCTCATCCACAACGAGGTGCTGCGCTCGGCGGACGAGGCCGTCTCGGCGACGACCACCGACACGCTCACCGCCCAGGTGAACGGCACGAACCGCATCTTCGTGCTGACGCAGTTCCCGGTGGTGCGTCCGCGCCAGTTCTTCGACCTCAAGGGCGCGCAGGTGGGCTCCACGCTGAACGCCATCACCGTCACGCTCAACAGCGTGGTGCGCTCGGAGTACGTGACGGGCGTCACCCTCGCCGCCGGCCTGTACTGGGTGATGGACTACAACCTGGGCGAGCTGCGCTTCGTGAACGAGTCGGGCGTGCTGCAGACGCCGACCAACGCCTGGCCGCTCACGGTGCAGTACACCTACACCCAAAACGTCTCGAAGGTGAACCTGGACATCGGCGCCAACCCCGACACGATCAACCTCGTGTACGACCGCGCGCTGAACCTCATCGGCGGCCGCAAGGTGGTGATCGAGAACGACCGCTACTACACCGCCAACCTGCTGCTGATGAGCGGCGCGGTGGACAACGCGCTCGGCCAGGCCACCACCTTCCAGGCCAACGCCTCGCGCCCGGGCACCGGCCTGAACGCCGATGGCTCGGTGGGCATCATCAAGGGCATGCCGGCGTACAACACCCGTGCGCCTGGCCTGAACATGGGTGACGCCCGCATCGTGGTGGGCGAGCGCGGCAACACGCGCTTCCGCATGCTCAAGCCGTTCGCGATGGTGGAGCCCGAGCAGGCGCGTGACGCCGCGGGCAACTTCATCGCCGCGACCGAGAGCTACGGCGAGCAGTACGTGGCCGTGCACACGCCCACGATGCGCAAGAACGCCAACACCTCGCTGGTGCTGTACAGCGCCACGGGCCGCGTGGCCCGCGCCAGCTGACCGGGATTCTTGTAGCCCGCGAAGCAGACCCCCCGGAGGCCGTGAGCGCCTCCGGGGTTCGAGCACACCCCGAGGACCCACCCATGGCCAAGCGCTACATCCACAACGACACCGACCGCGTGATGTTCGTCGGCTCCATCCTCATCCACCCCGGCCAAGGCCGCGAGGTGGACGAGGAGTTCCTGCCGCCCGAGGCTCCGCCTGAGGCGGGCACCACGAGCGAAGAGCCCCCCGCTGGCAAGACCGCCGAGGAGCTTGCCGCCGAGCAAGCCGCCGCCGAAGCCGCCCAGCGCATCGCCGAGCTGCAGGCCGAGGTGCTGGCCTCGCTGATGCCCAAACTGCCCGAGCTGGGCGACGACGACCTGGCCGCCCTGGCCGAGGCCGAGAGCGCCAGCGACACGCCGCGCAAGACGCTGATGGAGCGCATCGGCGAGCTGCAGCTCGAGCGCGCCCAGAAGCGCGCCGGCGGCGCCCCGACCTGAGCCCCCGGGCTGAGCAGGAGCACCCGTGGCCGGCAGCATGACGCGCCCCGACCTGGTGGCCGACCTGAAGCGCTCCCTGCATGACGCAGGGAGCGTGTTCAACGCCGCCGGTGATGCCGACTGGCTGCGCTTCCTCGCCATCGCCCTGGTGGCCATGCAGACGAAGCGCCCGCGCACGCTGCTGGGCACCGTCACCCTCATCGCCGAGCAGGACCGCTACACCATCGACGCGGCCGACTTCGCGACCTACAAGACCCACAGCTGGGGCGGCCGCCCGCCCAAGCCCTGGGCGCCGGAGTACCCCGGCGCGCTGCCGCGCGTGAGCGTGGCGCAGGAGGGCACCGCCAACGTGCTGGTGTTCGACCCCGCGCCCACCATGAAGCACATCAACGCCTACGGCAGCGTTTTCCGCTTCTGGTACTTCGGCACCCACACCGCCACCGACACCACCACCACGCTGGCGCCGGTGGACCGCCCGCTGCTGCTGCTGCGCGCCCAGGCCGAGGCCCTGCGCGAGCTGACCATGCGCAACATCAACAAGCCGGTGAGCCTGCGTGATGGCCTCAGCGGCACGCCGCGCAACAGCACGCCCGCCGCCCTCTTCCAGGCCCTGCTGCAGGAGTGGGAGGCCGCGCGGTGAAGATCGAGCACAACGCCCACCAGGTGGGCCTGCGCTTCACCGCCGCGGGCCCGCAGATCCGCGCCGAGGTGGCCACCGAGCTGGGCCGCCTGGCCGCGCGGGTGGCGGCCGACATGCGCCGCGCCGCGCCCAAGCACCGCAGCACCCTGGCCAACAGCGTGCGGCATGACGAGCTCGGCGAGTTCGAGCACTTCGTGGGCCCGCACGTCGACTACGCCCTGTGGGTGGAGAAGGGCCGCAAGCCAGGCAAGGGCCTGCCCCGCTTCTTCGACCCGGCCGCCGCGTCCATCGTCGGCTGGCTCGAGGCGCGGGTGGAAGGCGCCCGCCTCAAGGCCAATGCGAAGTACCGCCGCGCCAGGCTGGGCAGCACGCGCCGCACCGCCGCCGAGCTGGAGCTGCGCGACCGCTACATGGCGCTCTCGCGCCACGTGAAGCTGCACGGCCTCAAGGCCGCGCCCTACGTCAAGCCCACGGCCGACGCCTGGCGCGGCCGCCTGGCCGATGGGCTGGCGCTGGCCATCCGCCGCGGCATCCGCCAGGCCGGCATCGGCAGGGGCACCGCATGAGCCGCAACGCCTTCATGGTGGCGGCCCAGGCCAGCCTGCAGGCGATGCACCCGCACCGCCTGGTCAAGCGCGGCCTGCAGGACCCTGCAAAGCTCGGTGATGCCGCGCTGCTGCAGGGCGTGTTCGCCCTCATCGCCGATGACACCAAGGGCTGGCCCGCCATCACCGGCCGCGAGGGCGAGTGGGGCACGCTTGCGTTCTCCGTCGTCGCCTACCTGCGCGTGCCTGAGGGCCCGGCCGACGACCCCGACTACAACGTGGCGCTGGCCGTCGAAGAAGCCGAGGCCGTGATGGAGGCCGAGCTGCTCGCCTGGTGCCAGGCCATCAAGCCCGAACCGCTGGACGCCGTGTACCCGCAAGAGTGCCAGTACAGCCGCGGCCTGGATGCGCCCGTGGGCTGGGTGGTGATGACGCTGGAGGCCCTGTATGTCTAGCTCCGCGAGCGCCCTGCCCAAGCTGCAGGCCGCGATCGACGAAACCAGCCTCTGGCTCGTGTTCGCCCTGGTGGGCGGCAGCGGCGCCAGCGTGCTCGCCCTCGGCCTGCTGCTGCGCTCGAACCAGGGCCTGAGCAAGCGCGTGGTGATGGGCACCCTGCTGCACAGCGCCGCCTGGGGCATGGCCGTGTTCCTGCTGAGCTACAGCAGCTTCCCCGGAAACCTGCCCTTCCTCCTGGGCCTGAGCATCACCAGCGGCATGGGCGCCGCGAGCTTCCTGGACCTGATGCTGATGCTGGTGAAACAGCGCCTGGGCATCAGCGTCACCATCAACCCGCCACCGAAGGACGAGGCCGCACCATGAGCGAAGCCACCCCCACCACCCCGCTGCCGCAGCCCCGCAAAGGTGGCTGCTATGTGCGCCTGCCCGACGGCAGCCTGGTGCCCGAGAACGAAGCGCCCGCGGCCGAGCTGCCCGCGCTGCCCGCCGGCGACCAGCCGGCCTCCCCCGCCACCCCGGAGTAAGCCGCCATGAAGAACCTGAAGGTCCTGGAGTGGAAGCCCGAGACGACCTATGGCGTCGACTCGCTGCCCACCAACACCAACGACGTTCTGCTGGCGCAGGACGTCGACATCAACCCGCTCGAGCAAGAGACCGACGACTACGAGCCGGTCACCGACCACTTCGGCGCCTTCGAGAAGATCGTGGGCGGCTCGTGGTGCACCATCAGCTTCGTTGTGCTGGTCGGCGGCGGCGGCACGCCGGTGGGCACTGCTGGCAAGGCGCCCAACCACGATGGCGTGCTGCGCGCCTGCGGCATGGCCCGCACCATCACCGCGGCCACCAGCATCGCCTACACCAACATCGACACCGGCGAAGAGAGCGCGACCTGCTACTACTTCCTCGATGGCGTGCGCCAGAAGATGGTGGGCATCCGCGGCAAGTGGACGCTGGAGTTCAACGCCATGAAGGCGCCGCGCCTGCGCTTCCAGGGCATGGGCCTGAACCAGCCCATGACGGACGCCCCGCTGCCCGTGCCGACGATCCCGGCCGTGCCGCGCCCGCTGGCGGTGAACAAGGCGAACACGCAGCTCTCGATCGGTGGCTACTCGGCGCGGCTGAGCTCGTTCAGCATCGACCAGGGCAACGATGTGAAGTACCGCAACCTCACCAACGTGGAAGACGTGGTGATCCTGGACCGGAAGATGACTGGCCGCGTCTCCATCGAGCTGCCGCTGGTGGCCGAGAAGGACTTCCTGGGCGCCAACGGCATCGTCACGCTCGGCACGCCCGGCGCCATGACGGTGACGCACGGCAGCACCGCCGGCAACATCGTGACGGCCGCGCTGCCCAGCGTGCAGCTGGTGAAGCCCAAGCCCAAGGTGGAGAACGGCATCATCATGCTGGACTGCGAACTGCACATCGTGCGCAACCAGTTCACCCTCACCTACACCTGAGCGCACGATGGATCAGACCACCACCCCTCTCTTCGTGCTGGGCGCCACGCCGCCGGATTTCTGGTGGCAGGTGCGCGTGCCGGTGCCGGGCGACAACGCCTACAGCCACGCCACCTTCGAAGCCCAGTTCCGCCCTGTCGACCAGACCGAGCTCGACCGCATGCAGGGCTTCGGCCTGGCCGAAGGCGAGCTGCCGCCGACCGATGAGCAGATTGCCCGCCGCGTGCTCGTGGGCTGGAAGCTGCAGGGCCCGGAAGGCCCCCTGCCCTTCACGCCCGAGAACCTGCAGCAGCTGCTCGCCGCGCCGATGGTGCGCACGGCCGTGGTGGCCACCTACCTGGCATGCATGCGCGGAGTGGCCGCGCGAAAAAACGGCTAGAGGCCGCGCGCCGCTGGGCCGCCCAGCAGCGCCGCGGCCCGGTGAAGGACGAGGCCGACACCGACCTGCAGGCCATGGGCCTATCGGCCGAGGCTGCCCGCGCCTGGCTGGCGCAGATGCGCGAGGACCTGGGCGACGAGGCGGGCGAGGCCGGCGACACCGGCCCGCTCGTCATCTGGCCCGAGAACCGTGACGTGTGGCGCCTCTTCATGCGCCTGCAGACCCAGTGGACGCTGACGCCCAGCGGCCACCTCATGGCCCTGCCCCACCCGGCGATCGAGAGCGCGCTGCGCATGATGAAGCTCTGGCGCCGCAGCGACGAGCTCTACGAGCAGCTCGCCGACATGGAACGCGCCGCGCTGGCGCCTGACCTCGAGGAGTAGCAGCGATGGCTGGCAACACCGAAGAACTCGGCATCCGGATGAGCGCCACGGGCGTGGTGGAAACCACCTCGGGCGTGAACCTCACCGGCAAGGCCGTGGAGAACCTGGGCCAGAAGCTCGACGAGGCCGGCAAGCAAGGCGCCAAGCTCGACGCCGGCGCCCGAACCGGCGCCGCCGGCGCCAAGGTGGCCGAAACCGCCGCGCGCGAACTGGCCGACCAGCTGGGCCGCACCATCCCGGTGACCGGCCAGCTGGGCGAGACCCTGCAGACCCTGGGCGGCGACGGCGCCGCGGCCGTGGCGCGCATGGCCACCGCCGGCGGCGCGCTCTCCGCCGTGATGGCGCCGCTGGCCGTGCTGGGCGCTGCGGTGGGCGTGGCGTGGATGCAGGGCCGCATCGAAGCCCAGCGCTACTTCCAGGCCCTGACCCTGACCGGCAACGCCGCTGGCGTGACGAGCGCCCAGATGGGCGACATGGCGCGCCGCATCGACGGCGTGGCCGGCACGCAGCGCCAGGCCTCCGAGGCGCTGGCGCAGATCGCGAGCACCGGCAAGGTGGCCGGCAGCACGATGGAGGCCGTGGGCCTCGCCGCCGTGCAGATGGAGCGCATCACCGGCCAGTCTGTGCAGAAGACGGTGGGCGAGTTCGCCGCGCTGGGCAATGACCCCGTGAAGGCCGTGCGCGCCCTCAACGAGAGCACCAACTTCCTGACGGTGGCGGTGTACGACCAGGTGAAGGCCCTGGCCGAGCAAGGCAACGAGACGGCGGCCGCCAGCGTGGCGCAGAAGGCCTACGCCGATGCGCTGCTGCCGCGCCTGCAGCAGATCGAGCAGAGCCAGGGCCTGGTGGAGCGCGGCTGGCGCGCCCTGAAGAGCGCTGCGAAGGAAGCCTGGGATGCCATGCTCGACGTGGGCCGCGCCACCACGCCCGAGGAGCGCCTGAACACGGCAAAGAAGGCCCTTGAGGACTTCGACCGACAGGGCAATGAGCCGCGCCGCGGCACGCTGCGGAGCAGCGGCCAGCGCGAGGCCCTGCGCGCCCAGCTGCTTGGCAACGTCTCTGTCGCCGAAAGCGATGTGCGCGAACAGGCGCGCAATGCCGCCGCCAGCGCCACCCGCGCCCAAGTGGTGAAGGACTACGCCGCCGCCCAGGAGGCGAACCAGAAGTGGGCCGAAGCCGCCCTGACGAACACCGAGCGCATGGACAAGGCTCTGCAGGCCTACCGCAAGAACAACGAGGCCATCCTGCGCGGCGGTGGCTCATTGAATGACGCCCAGGTGGCGCGTGAAGAGGCCGCCATCCGCGCCAAGTTCGCCGACAAGGGCCGCACCGGTGGCGCCGCGGCGGTGGACCCGGCGAAAGCGATCGAGAACCAGATTGCCAAGCGCCGCCAGCAGGCCGCCACCGAACTCTTCCTCGGCGAGCAGCTCTCCGAGGCCGACCGCTTTCGTGTGGAGACGCTGCGCCAGATCGACGGCATCCAAGGCAAGATCGGCAAGACCCGCGCCGACGACCTGCGCCGCCAGACCACCGAAACCGCCGACCTCATGGCCAAGGAGCAGAGCCGGCGCGAACTGGCCGAGGCCGATGAGGTGGTGCGCAAGCGCGAGCTGGCCACCCGCCAAGCCGCCGCGCAGCTGGCCGAGCGTGAGGCCTTGGGCCTTGAGCGCGAGGTGGAGGGCCTGCGGCAGAGCAACGAGGAAATCGGGCTCAACGCCGATGGCCTGGCGCTGCTGCACCAGCGCCGCATTGACGACGCCATCGCCCAGAAGCAACAGGAGCTGGCCCGCGTGCAGGGCCTGACCGGCTACGAGAGCGAGGCCCGCGCCATCGAACGCCAGATCTCCCTGCTGGGCGAGCTGCGCGGCGAGGCCGGCAAGCGGCAGAACAAGCAGCGAGATGAAGAGCTCCGCCGCGAGAACGACCAGCGCCGCAAAGGCATCAGCGATGCCCTGCTCGACGGCCTGCGCAACGGCTTCGACGGTGGCCGCAAGCTGGCCGATGCCTTCCTGGACGACCTGGTGCAGCAGTTCGATAGGACCGTCCTGCGCCCGCACCTGGACATCATGGCCCAGGGCCTCATGTCGGCCGTGGATGGCCTGGTGGGCGCCATCGGCGGCGGCCTGAGCGGCGGTGCCAGCAGCCTGCTGAGCTTCTTCGGCTTCCACTCCGGTGGCGTGGGCCCCAACGAGAACAGCTTCGTTCGCGTGCCCAAGTTCCACACCGGCGTGGGCCCCGACGAGATGCACGCCGTGATCCAGAAGAGCGAGGGCGTCTTCACTCGCGGCCAGATGAAGGCCATGGCCTCGCTCGACGACGTGCAGAAGGCGCTGGGCAGTAGCCGCCCGAGCCTGAACTACTCGCCCACCATCATGGTGCCCGAGCGCTCCGACCGCGCCACCATCCTCAGCGACGTGGGCCGCATGCTCAAGGCCAGCCACGCCGAGCTGCTGGAGAAGATGGAGCGCGGCATGGTCTAGCGCTACGATCGCGGCATGAGCACGCCGGACACCTCCAGCCAAGCCAGCGCCGAGCGCATCGTGAGCAAGATGCTCGACACGATCGAGGCCGGCAGCGGCGACAAGAACTGGCGGGTGATCGTGGATCTGCTCGGCCCGGGCCAGTTCCTGGCGATGTGGCGTCAGTTGATGTCGTCGCCAGCCTCGGGTGACGACTCCGAAAGGTCCTTGGCGGCCTGAGTCGTTTTCTCGTCACTGCCGGCATGGAGGTTGTGCCCGCATGCTCGGCAAATCGCCGAGATGGTGGCGCCGGTACCGGGTGCCTCGCGCAGCGTCACCTCCAGCGCATACATCCCGCAAGCCGGGCACGGCTTCACCGGCTGAGCCTTCACGATCTTCATGGTGCGATCACCAGATCGTCATCGCCCGCGCCGCCCACCACCACGCGCTTCATCAGCAGGCCGCCCTGATCATCGAAGCCGGCCGTCCAGCGCACGGAAAGCTCGATCAGGAACGTGCCCTCGGCAACGCCCTTGAAGGCGAACTTGCCTTGCGCGTCGCAGCGCGTGGTGCGCTGCAGTTCCAGGAACGCCTGCGGGGTCGGGTCAACGCGCGCGGCGCCGATCTTGGCTCGCCCGACCTCGAGGTAGGACGACGAACCGTAGATCATGGTCATGTGACGCAACGCGTAAGCCGTGGCTGGGATCAGGCGCACCGTCTCACCTGCGCACGTCACCA